GGTCCTTGATCCTGCGCTCTAGGTTTCCGATGTCCTCCATGCTGTAGCGGCGCGGCTGCTCGATCTCGATCTCCTGCTGGTCCAGTAGGAGAGTGATCCTCTTGTTGCTGTTGCGCTCTTCCAGGGCTTTCTCGTTGATCACGCCCTTCACGAGAACTCCGCCGAACCTGAAGTCCTGGTACTCTTCGATGGACGGGTAGGCCGGGATCTTGAAGTGGTTCAAGATCATGGTGTTCCTATTGGGAACCGGGGTCAAGAGAGTGTCCGGATCTCTCGAGTTCAGGATCTTCGTCTCATAGGGTCTGCCCCTGGCAGTGCCGATCCTTCCGTCCGCACCCATGTAGACGGTGTCGATGCGACCCAGGAAGTATTCCGTTCTGAACGACATGATGCTGTCTGGAGCCGGGAGCTTCTTATTCGTGGCGGAGAAGGTGACGCTGTAGGCCGGGTTCAACGTGGCACCGGCGGCCGTCGTGGCGAGGTTGGCGGTGTTGGCCGCGGCCGGACGGAAGTCGATGTGGTTGATCATGTCGTAGTCAGTACCGTTCGGCGAGTAGATCTCGGGGATCTCGAAGGTATTGATGTACGAGTTGTTCAGCTGCGACAGCGACTTTGCGTCCACGTTGGCTCGAGTCGTCGAGTTGGCGCTGACGTAGGAGTTGATGTGGACGACCCTGTCCTCGTGGCTCCTGGTGAACGCGTCGAACCTGACGAGGAGGTAGTCCCTGGGTCCGATGACGAGAGAGCTGCTCTTCTTCTTCACGAGGTAGCCGAGGTCGGCGTAGTTCGGGTTGTGGTTATGATCGATGAAGAAGTCCCTGGTCACGTCGGCGCTGCTGGTGTTCACGGAAGACGTATTGGCCAGGTAAACGGCCTTCAGACGGAAGATGTCCGGTACGCCGAGGCACCACGGTCCGTTCCTGTTGATGGCCGCGTAGATGTCGGCGTTTCCGGTGAAGTTGACCGTGTTCGCCAGGGTCATATGAGTAGAGTTCGTGATCGTGCCGACGGTAGCCAAGAAGTCGGCGCCGGCCTTTGCTACCATGAGCTGCTGACCCGCGGTGAACGCAGAGGTCGTGGTGTTCGAGACCGCGTTGGTACCGCTCGTGAAGTACCCGTCCACTCCGGTTCCGTACTCAGAGTAGCCGAAACCGGTCGTGTTGTTCGCCGGGTAGATCTTCACGTACAGGTCGCGATTCGCGGACTTAGTAGAGATGGCCGCGTTGGACACGGACACGTTGAAGGCACCCGCCAGCGGGATGGTGCTCACACCGGAGATCTGTGTACCCAGATTGATCTTCATCGTCTGCTTGCCGGTATCAGTATTTGCGGTGATCCCGTCTCTCGTCAAGATCGGCAGCGGCACGTACTTCGGGAAGGCCCTGGTGACAGTCGCGGTCGAGTTCGTGAAGCCCGGTCCGGTGTCGATGGTCAGGTGAGTGCCGTTCGCGATGTTGGTGATTCTCCTGATGACTGCTCCGCCCGTGGAGTTCGAGGACAGGCTGATATAGTCGCCGATGCTCAGTGGGTTTGTGAAGGATGTGTTTGTAGAGGAGATCGTGACGTTGCTAGTGTTGGACGATGCACCGATAGAGCAGTTTCCAGCTCCGCCCGCAGAGGAATTGGCATAGGCAGTGGTCAGCGGGATGAACAGCAGCTGCTGGCGCTCGATGCCGGAGGTTATGTTGTCGCTGTAGGGGAAGTACTCGTTGCCCGACAGCGAGACCGTGATGACGCCGTTGGTGGCCAGAGTGTAAGTCGTGCCAGAGTCGTCGAAGGTCCTGTACTGGTAGCTGACGGTGTTGATCGCCAGCGGGGAGTCGAATCCGGTATAGAACACCATCTTGTCGAGGGTCTTCTTGTCGGCCGCGACTGTGTTCTTGAGGACCGCACCGAGCACCGGAGTGCCGCTTCCCTTACCGGCGGTCGTGATGTTCTCGAGGACGACGTCCGCGACGCCCTTGTGTCCGACGCCGTCGTAGAAGATGGACTTGACGTCCTTGAACGACCTTCCGGGGTTCATCTGGATGTCGAACAGGTACATGTTGTACTTGGAGGTCGGACTTCCCTGGGGTGTACCATCAGGGTCGCTGTCGACGTAGGTGATGTTCCTGATCTTCGCGGTGCCGATGAGACCGGTTGGGGCTGTGATCGTACCCGAGCTGTACGGGGCGGATGTGGAATTGGCTAGAGTCAGGTAGTCTTTCGGGCTGCTGTAGAGCTTGACTTCGCTCACCGCGCTGAAGTCGAAAGAGCCGGCGAGGTTGTCCACCACGACGTAGCTGCCGTAGTTCATCGCGACGTTGGTGCTGTTCTTTACCTCGGTGTCGATGCCCTTGTTGAGGGTGAACTGGTAGTTGCCGTACGTGTTGACCTTGTAGCCGTCGATGTAGGCGGTACCCGGATCCACCACGACGGTGAATGTATTGGCCCTGAGCGCTTGGTTGGCGGTCGACCTACAGGCCACGAGGAACTTGTCCGTGACGAAGTCGCCCACGGAGTCCGCGGTCCTCTCGGCCATCTCGTCGCCGATGACGGCATATGCCGTGCGCTGGCTCTGCTTGTACGGTACGCCGTCTGAGAACTCAACGATCGAGAAGAACTCGACGTTGGACTTGGCCTCGTCGGTGTTGACGACCGTCAGCTCTGGGAGCAGGCGAAGTCTGTCGGCGCCGGGAGCGGTGAAGTTACGGGTGCCGAGCGCGTTGTCAAGCAGCTCGGTGTCCTCGAAGGCGTCAATGATGTCCTCGGAAGTGGAGAATCCGACAGATACGTTGTTCGGGAACACGTTGTACTTGCTGACGACGATCGTCTGCTCCGGAACGTTCAGGAAGTACCCTTTCTGGTACACCACGCCGTCGGACACGCCGAACGCGTAGCCGAAGCCGACTGAGTTGGCCCCGCTGTAGACCGTGATCTCGGCGCTGTAGTTCTGAGCGGTGAGGTCGACACCGGCGCCTCCGGTGGTTGACCTGACGGTGGCGTACGGGGCGATGTAGTAGCCGCTGCCGAAGCTGGTCATGCTGATGTCGGTCACTCTCTGCGAGCCGTCGGTGGTCAACACGGCAGCGGCGCCCGAGCCGATCGTCTCGAGGATCGTGGCGGTGACCGCCGAATTTGAAGAGCTCTTGAGGATGTCGTCGCCGGCCACGAAGGTCCAGGCGTTTGCCGACTTCGTCGAGTCGGTGAGATCGGAGGTGACCGGCCTGAGGACGATGATGGTCTTGTCAGAGTACGAAGTGGTGTCTATGGAGACGACCACGGAGTTGGCGCCCGTGTTCACCTGGGTGAGCTGGGTACCGACGCTGATCGTTCCGGTGATGTCGGTGACGGCGATGGCGGAGACGAACACGACGCTGTCGCTGTTGGAGTACCCGGTGCCCGCGATGTTGATGAAGACGTTGGAGACGCCGTAGTTCGGGTCCTGTACCTTCAGGACCTGGCCCGAGGTGTAGGCGGTAGAGTTGCCGTCGTCACCGGAGTTGACGTACCTGAGGTAGAGGGTCTTGGTATCTGGGTCCGTCGACTGGAACCCGTCGGCGTAGTCCAGGACCATGGCCCTGTGATTGTTGGCCGAAGAGACCATCTTGCCGTTGAGGGCAGAGATGTTGACCGGGGCGCCGTCGGCCTGGAGGTCCTCGATCTTGATGTATGGGTAGCGATTGAAGAACGAGAACGTGCATCCGCGGATGATAGTGCCCCTCTTCAGGACATTATCGCCGAACTCCTCGATCTGGTTCTGCAGAATGGTCTGCAGCTCGTTGAGCTCTCTGACCTGTACCGGCACGGAGGGCTTGAACAGGATCTTGTAGTAGTTCTTCTCGAGTCCAGCGGCTCCCTCATCGAAGTACGGAGATACGCTCAGGTCTGTCTCAATTGCCATTATTCGTCCTCGGAATTAGTAAGAGAAGATGATCTTGAAAGTTTCTTTCTGACCGGCGACCCTGGCCACCTTCTCGATGTTTTCTAGGTAGATGATGCGTCCGCTATTGTAGACCAGGTCCGGTTCATAGCTAGATACGATGTAGGCGGTGTCGTCGCTGTTGGCTCCGATCACATTCTCACCAGTATTTATGTACCCCAGCTGGTTGCTTATGTACATTATCTTGTCCGTGCCGTCTTCCACGATGCCGAACAGGTTTCCGTGCGAGTTGGCTGCGGATGTCGGCTGGTATATGACTTCGTCCTCTTCGAAGTCGTCGTTCGTGATGACGAAGTACTTCCAGGTCTGGTTGAACGTGGAGAGAACGGTCGTGTTGTTGGCGACCTCGATGTTGTCCACGACGCCGGAAGCGCCGGTCTCGTATCCCACGAGCCTAGAACCGGAGTCGAAGGGCTTCTTCAACCCGCTGACCGCGACTCCGCTGAACAGGTCGTTTATGACCGTGGCGTTGACGGAGACGTTCGCCAGGTAGATCTCGCAGTCGTTGCAGGCGAAGCCGCCGTCGCTGTCGATCGTCAGGTGAGTGGAGTTCGTGATACCCGTGATCGTGGCGAGCTGTCTCAGGGAGCTCCCCACGATGTAGAGGATCGTGTTGGCTTCTAGCTGGTCGAAGTACGAAAGGGACGCGCTGACCACGTTCGACGTGGTGTTGATGTTGACGTCGGTCGCGAACAGCCTGACCGGGTCTATCTGGTACACGGTCTCACCGCTGAGGAACGTCGTACCGTCCTTTGAAGAGAAGTTGACGGCGACGTTCGAGAAAGTCGGGTTGATCATCACGCCGACCTGCCTGAAGTCGTTCACTTCCGGGAATCCGTCGGTGTTGGCGAACGTGACGCTGAAGCAGACCTTGGAGGCACCCATCTCGTTGTTCGCGTCATACCCGTGTCCGCCGTACGGGCCGATGATCGGCCTGACAGTCGCCGGCGTGAACGGCACCACCGGACTCGCGTACACGAAGGCCGTGGCCGACTTGTATCCCTCACCCCTGTCGAGGATCTCGACGTAGTCGATCGTGTTACCCGTGGCGTTCACGATGGCCCGCGCAAGGGCGTTGATCGTCTGCGTGAAGTCGCCCGTGATCTTGACTTCGGGTGTGATCTCGAACTCGGACGTGATGTCGATGTTCGGGAGGACGTCGGTGAGAGTGACGACTCGATTGTTGCCGTAGACGTCGTAGCTCTGGATCTTACTGTAAGACCCGGCGCCGTTCCCGGAGACGATCTTGAAGATACACCCGATGTAGAAGTCGTCGATGTTTGACGACTGGTTGTTGGAAGACACGTCGTACTTCCTGGTGCTGCCGAAGGCGCCGTCGATGGCGTCGTTCTTGCCCAGGGTACCGTAGAGGTAGTTGTCGAACCTGCTGCCGGCGTTCTCTACCTTGATGACGTCGATCCCGCCCTCGACGGCCGAAGAGGTGACCGACGCGTTGGCGACTACCGGCATGTAGTCGACAGTGGCGAACTTCTGCCAGTCAGCAGAAGGAATGGTGTACATGTACTTCCAGATGTAGCCGTCAGAAGTACGATAGATCTCGTCGAACTCAGTGATGTCGTTCTTGTCCGGCGCCACCGTGGACGGAAGCCCGCGGTTGTTGTCGAGGCACTTGAAGACGTCGTACTCTTCGCCCCTGGAGACGTTGACGTAGAACTTCTTCGTCATCAGAGCTGAGTCGGCGTCGTCGTATATGTCGTACACCGTATTGGATACGTAGTCGTGTCTATCGATCATTACCCTGGCGTCGTTGCTCGAGACTTTCTTTCCGAAGAGCATGTCCTCGTATACCTGGCGCTTCTGGGCCTCGCTGTCGGCCGGTCTCAGGACGTCGTCGCTGTTGTTGGCGTACTGGGTGTGCTTTCCGGTGAAGACGTAGTACACGTTTTCCTGCATGGTGACGACATCTTCGACGACCTCTCCGGCAGTGAAAGTTCTTGCGTCTTGGGTAATGATCTTGTAGGTCATATTTTTTCCTAGGCTACATTAGCTACTAGATTTGCGGATTCCGGTAGGGAGATGTCCAGCGCCACGTCGTTGACGGAAGTGAGAACGTAGGTCGAGAACATCTTGGTACCGGCCAGGTGCATGGTCGAGTTGAAGTTATCCAGGTACGTCTCTCTCGGTATCGAGGTCTTGATGTCATAAGAGAATTCCTGGTAGTAGTCACCATCGAATAAGTATTTATTGTCGCTGAGGAAAGACGACCTTCCGTTGAAGCTGCCGTCGGTGACGCCCTCCTTGATGAGCTTTACCTTTGCGGTGCCGGCGCGCAGTCCGTCTTCCGAGAGGAAGGTCGCGTTCTCGTCGTTCTCGAACCCGAACCCGGACGCCAGGATCTCGAAAGCACCGACGATGCCGTTGCCGGTCACGACGTCGGTCGAGATTTCGGCGTTCAGTCCTATTCCGAGCGCGCTGTCGTCCTCGGAGATGCCCACGATGGTGGCGGTGGCGCCGCTCGAACTTCCTGTTATGTCTTCGCCCAGAGTGAACTGGGTTGTGAGACCGGAGCCGTCGCCGGCGCTGAGCGGCAGGTTCTGTCTCCTGACGTACATCACTCTCGGAACGGAGGTCACGATCTGCTTGATCAGACCGACTGCGCCGTTGTTCTGGGTTATCTGCTCTCCCACGGCGAAGTTACCGGCGGTGTTGGCGTATGTTATGACGTAGTCCTTGGCGTTAAAGCCGGCCACGAAAGGCTCCCTGACGAGGACCATCGGGGCGATGTTGTAGTCCTCGCCTGGATTCTCGGCCACGATCTTCGTGAGTCCGCCGACGAAGCCGTTGATGTCGCTCAGGACGTCCCCGATGATCCACTGGATGGCACCGGCCTGGTTCTTGGGGAAGTACCACGGGATGCCGTCCGTGGGAGTCAGGTAGTAGTTACCGGAAGAGTTACTGGACGAGTTAGTGGTGACGGTGATGTGAGTCGAGTTGGGGACCGACACCAGCTCGTTGAAGTCTCCGAGGCCCGCGCCCGATACCCACCAGTTGATGCTGGTGTTTATGGTCGACGTTCCGGCTAAGTATATGTTCGCGGTACCTGTAAAGCTCGCAGTCGTAGAGAGGTTCATCGACGTCGAGTTGGTGATGGTGGCCACGTTGGATATGGTGAACGCCGTCGAGTTCGTGTACACGCTAACAACTTGACCTACAGTAAAGCTCGACGTATTCGTGTTGAGGACGCGGACATTTCCGGAAGTGAAGCTGCCGGCAACGGCGCTGCCGTACCTGGCCACCAACAGCGCGTTCGTGTTGGAAGTGCTGTTGCTCGTGAAAGACAGCGTCAGCGAGTTAGAGTAGGTCGTGGAGTTCGACAGTCGAAGGTCCATGAACGGCACGTTCACTTGGTTGTTGGCACCCACGAAGTCGGTGTAGAGGCTGTACGTCTCGGCGTACGCGAACACGTCGGAGATCTCGAACGTGGCGTTCTTTCCGGTGGACAGGGCGACCAGGTTTGCCACGGTGTTCGACCCCCTGATGATCATCTCGCCGTTGCCGTCGTATGTGTAGCCCCTAGTATAGATCCTGTTGTTGCCGGTAGAAATGAAGTCGTTGGTGATGTTGGCGACGCCGATGTACCCGTCGTACGAGTCCAGGTAGGCGGTCTGAGAGGACTCGACTCCGTTGGCGAACTGCATGTGCACGTTGACGGTCTTCCTGAACACCCCGGTCGTGTCCGCCAAAAGTACCGTGAAGGTATTGGCAGTACCTGTGATGCCGCTGATCTTGCCCCTGGCCGAGATGTCGTACCCGCCGGTGTACAGCCTCCTCTGAGTCAGGAACTGACCGACTTCGAAGTTCGTCGTGGAGTTGCTGACGTGGAGAGTGGCGGTGTTGCTGAAGGCGATGACGTTTCCGGACGCCGTCCTGTTGACGACCGCGGACACGTTTATGGAGAAGGTATTCGACGGGCTCCAGAAGTAGGTGTTCGTCTGGGTATTTCCAGAATCGACGTAGACGAACAGGTTGGCTGTCCTGGCCTCTAAATTTGCGATCTCGTTGTCGACCACCTCCACGCTGGAGATGACTCCGCCGGTGGAGTTGTAGCTCCTGAGAACGGTACCCACCGCGATGGTCGCGATGTTCGTGGAGGCGTTGGCGTCGAGGATGATAGAGTTGACTAAAGAGTTGGTACTCAGGTAGACGTTGCTGAAGTCACCGGCGGTCGTGCTGAAGTCGAAGTGAGTGATGTCAACCTTGTCGACGAGAACAACAAGGTTCTGAGTCGTCGAGTTGACCGAGGAGTTGCTTATCACCACGCCGACTGAAGAGTTCGTAGAAGTGCCGTCTACTTGGTACAGGGTGGCTCCGACCGAGTACCAAGTACCGGAGGGCTTCTGGACCAAGATGTACTGACGAGAAGAGTCGAACCTGTAGTTGAGGTTGGCGAGCGGCTGGTAGACCTCTTCTAGTAAGAAGTAGGATGACGCCCTGTATGGGGCCTTGTCGGGGTTGTTGACGGTGTAGTCCACGGTCACGTCCTTGATGGTCATGACCTTGTCAGACACGTAGACCGTGGAGTTGGACGTGTATCCCCAGCCGCCGTCGTCCAAGTTGAAGTCCACCAGTCCGGTAGAGTTGAAGACGTTCGCGACCCTGGCCAGTGCCCCGTGCCCGTTCTCAGAAGTCACCGTGACGACGTCGCCCACTCTGAAGTTCACGCTGCCGGCAGTCACGTCCAGACGACTCAGTGAGCCGACGATCCTCGGGCGCTTCCTGTCCGAGGCGGCCAGTCCGTCGTAGGTCAGCTTCTCGTTGTACATGAAGTTGCCGACGATATTGGATATGAAGAGGAGGTTGACGTACGTGTTGCCGACTTTCTTCTGTACGAACTTCTCGGCGAACGCGGTGGCTCCGGAGCGGGTACCGGTTATCTTCTTTCCGACGAAGTCGTTGATGAGTTCGATGTGCCCGATCTCGAGGTAGTTCCTCTTGATCCACTCGTTGTCGGACAGCCTGAACAGGTCTGTGGCCGGGTAGTATATCTCAGCGGGAACGCCGTACACGAGCCTGAAGAAGAGGTCCACACCCCTGTCCGTGCCCTTTGACCTGTAGAGGTCCTGCACGTGCTTCACGAGGGTCCTCTTGTCGACCTCGGTCACGAAGTTCAAGTATGGCAGGTACTTGGACTTGAAGTACTG